GTTCTTGCCCGGACAGATCCAAACAAAGGCGAGACACTCAAAAGGGTTTCAGTGGTTAGAGTCGCTGTCGATCAAGCAGCAATATATTAAGCTAAATACTAAACAAAAGGGGCAAAAGGCTGGATCTAGTACCAGTTACGAACCAAAAGGGGAAAATTTGGCTTTCATTCTAGTGAGCCGGGGGGGGGGTCAAAACAGTTTGCGGCCTTGCGGATTAGTTATGGATTCAGACTCAGACAAAATATTACAAATGATCAATTTAGTGGTACAGAGAACTATTAAGATGTTTCCGGGGGTACTTCGCGTTTGTTATCCCTGCTTTGATCGCCACTAATCTGTCTAAAAAAAAAATTTAAAATATGCCGAGGCCAAATTTAACAGGAGAAAAGGTAAGTGATGCCGGACACATGGTTTTCAAAGATAGTGACAAAAGTTGGTATCAAACCAGTAAAGATTTAAGCAAAGGAATTAAAAGAATGATTGAGGAGGGCAGGATTGCTCCAGCAAATGCTTTAGAAACTCAATTAAGAAAAGATTGGATAGCCAAAAATGGTAATCGAGTCATAAAAAAATCGAAAAAATGACTCCTGAAATTTCAGAATTAGAATTAAGTAAAAAGTTAGGAATTACCCGTGAATCTATTGCGGGACATAGAAAACGTAACCTAGACAAAGGAAAAGATTGGCGAAAAGCCGGAAGGGTTATTGTTTACACGCAAGAAGGCGCTGAACGCCTTATGGATGTCGTAGGGTGTGTTATCTCTACGGACGAAAAAGAAACGCTCACAGAGCAAGATAAAAGCAAAAACGAGGAAATTCTAACCTTTGTACAAGGTGGTTTTCCTAATAAGCGAATCATAAAAGCCAAACGTAAAAATGGTGAACTTGTAATGGTTCGAGTCAAAACAAGTGAAAATTTCCGACCAACGGATCATTTAGGAAACCCAATGACATTTCCTGCTGATCTTGATGGAGGCAACGTGTGGAATATAGCGCGTAGTTTACCTCGTTGGCCGGGGAAATGGTGAAAACAGAGTGGACAAAGAAAAAACACGCAGAAATTCAGGCATTGGTAAATCATCCGAAAAAATCGGAAAGATGGCATTGGGCAACCATACAAATGGGAACCAAAAACAAAATGTGCTTGGTAGATGCGTGTGGAAGACTTTGGGAATTCAAAATCGCAAATGGGCCGCATATTCGGCCTATGTGGAACGATAATGGGCCTAAAGTTAGTCAAAGCAGCGTTATCGCTGCCAATGGATGATCCGTCTGCAAAATTGCTTCTTGTAGCAATGGCATATGTTTCTGAGAAGGGAGAAGTGTGGGCAAATAAAGAAACTTTAATGGCATTAACTTCACTTAAAACGACCACTTATTACCGTAAATTAAATCAATTAATTAAATCAAATATACTTGAGAAATCTGGTCATAGATATGAACAAAAATTCACAATTTGTTTAAATGTAGATATTCCCAATACGACAAATCGAGATGATAATTTGAAAAAACAAAATGCCAATTTGAAAAAACGAGATGTCAATTTGGAAAGACGAGATGTCAATTTGGAAAACCCCTATATAAGAACGGAAACTAACGGAATTATAACGGAACTTAACGGGGTAGTATCTAAAAAAATATTTATTGAAGGTGCTGACATGGGAGGTGTGCCGCGTGAGTGGGCATCAGATTGGTATGATCAATGTGTTGAAGAAGGTTGGTTTTACAATCCAAGAACAAACGAACCTAAACCATATGCGAAGAATGTTGGTTTAATGGTCCGAAAATGTGTTCGTTATTTCAACGAACATGGTCGGAATTTGAAAAAAAAATCCGAAAAAAAAGCGCTCGGCAATCAGCCCGAACATATCAGGACCATGACGGCAAATACTCGGTTAAAAGAAATTTTATCCCAAAAAGAAAATCACCCCGGAGATCCCGGTGCTTATCAACCCGTAGAGTCAGATCATCCCGAAAGGGAAAAATGGTGGCAATTGTGTGAAGAAGAAAAACAAATAAAAAAACAAATAGTAAACGCATAGTATGAAAGATTCTAATTTAGAAATATATCACAATGAAGAATGTGAGCAGGGAGTGTTGGGTTGCAGTTTATTGGAACCAGATAAAATTGTTTTTAAAATATTTGATAAGTTTGGAAATGATGCGGTTGAATTATTTTACATTCATTATCATAGGATAATTTGGCTTAGTTTACTTGATTTAGTCACTAACGGAACAAAACCGGATATTCTGCAATTAACAATGAAATTAAAGGAGCAAGATTCTGTTCCAGCGCAGACTTGGCCCGTGATGTTAATGCAATTGCAAGACTCTGTTCCAAGCGCTCAAAATTTAGACTATTACCTAAAAACAGCTAGGGATGCCCAACTAAAAAGAAAAGCGGGAACTTTACTCAAAGAAACATATGAACACTTAAACGTCACAACTGGTGCGACAAAAAAAGTGCTGGAAGAATTAGAAGGTAAACTTCTGCAAATTAACTCAGATCAAAAGGGTGAAAATTTAACGCACCTTCCAGATGAATTTAAAAAAACTACGGCCCTACTTGATGAGTATAGAAGGGGAACCGCAGTGTTATCAGGTTTACCAACTGGATATTCGTTCCTGGACAAAAAAACTGGCGGCTTAGTTAAAGGTGAAATGATTGTCATTGCGGGTAGGCCCGGAGGAGGAAAAACCGCGTTAGGAATGAACATAGTTTTAAACCAAGTAATTAAATTTAACGACCCGGATCGGCGTGACGGTAAGCTTGTTTCAAAGCCAATATCTGACAATCCACAATCATGTTTAGTTTTTAGTATGGAGATGACAGTTAAAGAATTGGCGGCTCGCGTGCTGCATAGTCATTCCGGGGCAAACATGGTTCAGTTAAGGTCAGGTAATGTTACTAATGAGGATTACGCAAAAATTACAAAATCAGATCAAGAATTAAACAAAATACCAATTTGGGTAGATGATCGACCGGGGTTAAGCATTGCTCAAATTGCAAGCAAGGCAAGACAAGTAAAGTTGTTGCATGGAGTTGATTTAATATTGGTGGATTACCTTCAACTGGCAAAAGCAGGAACTAAAAACAAAATGTATAACCGTCAGGAAGAAGTTGCAGAGGTAAGTCGTGGATTAAAGGAAATAGCAAAGAATTTAGATGTCCCAATTCTTGCGTTGGCTCAACTCAATCGTAATGCAGCAAAAAGTAAATACGAACCTCCATCATTAGCAGATCTGCGCGAAAGTGGGCAAATAGAACAAGATGCAGATTTTGTAGGTTTATTGCATGAAGTAATTCCACGATCTCCTGAAGAAGAAGAGTTAATGAAAGGGGAGGATATGCACACTAAGCACTGTAAATTAATTATAGCAAAACAGCGAAGTGGCCCAACAGGGGAAGTCGATTTTAAATTCCATAAGTCATGTGTCAGATTTGAGACTTTTGATTATCAAGAAATTGGAAAATTTTCATCAGTACAACAAGGCTTATCTGAAGAAGATTTTAGAAGTGCAGATGAATGGGCAAAAAAAGCTGATGAAATAGCAAGAGAATGATTTGTAATTTAGGGGCAGCTTATATTGCGACAGCAGTTATTGAACAAGCTATAACTGATTACAAGCTCCTATCAAAAGTAAAAAATAAAAGCATAAAAAAAGATTCAGTAGTTCATTATACGCAAACTGAAATAAGATTAATAACAGAGTTTTTTGAATGTGGTGCGGCAGATGTTTATTTAGAAATTATACAAAGCAATTTAACGGGAATAGATATATTAAATCATTTAAGGAATAGAAAATGAATCAACCTATAAACCAACCGCAATCAGAACTGTTTTCCCCTGATCAAGTGTTAGAACAAACTAACGCTTTGGTTACGGCATACGAAGCTAAACCCGGTCAATTTAGTGGTGCAATAATTGAAAGAAATAAAGAGAAGGTTGATTACATTTTAGAATTACTTGTTGATCCAAATATCACTCACAAAGAAATAGCAAGACGTTGCAAGGTAAGTCGCAACACGGTTGCAGCACTTGAGCGCCGTGCAGATCAGGATGGTCGCTTGGCTTCATATAGGCAACGGGCGTTAGAAAAAGTAAGGGTGCTTCATCGAATGGCAACAGATGGGTTAATGGAGGCGCTGGAAAACAATGAAATTAAAGGTAAAGACAAGGCGATTACTTGGGGTATTGTATCGGATCACCTTGAGAAATTTGAGGGTATGCCAACGCAAATACATGAAGTCAGGCAGGAAATAAATGCAGAACAACTAAATGAACGCTTAAATCAGATTAAAGAAGAATTAAGAGAAAAAAATGCAACTGTAATTGAGGTGAAATCTGATGAATGAAATTTTTAAACAAACTCCTTATCCGGGTATAGAATCGTTTTCTAATGAGGAAATGGTTGCCATTGCTGAAAAGCATGGAACTGATTTTTTATTAAACCAATTACAAGAACGTGAAAGAGTTATTCAATTAGCAAAAGATGATCCGTTGCGTTACGGAATAAAACTCGATCCTTGGAAGGATGCGGATCGGTTACTTGAAGAATATGATGAGTTGTTAATTCTTGGAGGAAACAGAAGTGGCAAGACTGAATACGCGGCCCGAACTGTGGCTAATAAAATGGCTTTTAATGATGCCATTAACACTTGGTGTTTACACACTACGTTGCCCTCTTCAGTGGAAATGCAACAACCCGTTGTAAGGAAATATCTTCCTCCAGAATGGAGAAACATTGGTAAGCAAGGCCAAACCACAAATGTTAGATGGACTGATAAAAGTGGTTTTGCAGATCAGGTTTTTATTTTGCCAAACCGTAGTCGTACACGTTTCTTAAATTACTCAATGGATGACAAGGTTTATGAAGGTGGTGAACTTGATTTTATATGGGCAGATGAATTGATCGGTTATGAATTAGTTAAAACATTGCGCTACCGTATTGTTACTCGAAGTGGAAAGTTATTAATTACTTTTACCCCTGTTCGCGGATACACAATGACAGTTAAAGAATACTTGGCTGGATCTCGCGTTGTTGAAAGTCGTCCTGCGGAATTATTGGAACAAGAAAACATTCATGTGCCGGGATGTAAAAAAGGAGAGATGCCATATATTTTGGAAGCTAGAAGTCGAAGCGCTGCCATTATTTGTTTTCATAGTATTTGGAATCCATTTGGCGGCTATGAAAATATTGTCAAAATGCTCGATGGAAAAAGCACTGAAGAAATAAAAATTCGTGCTTATGGATGGGCTGAACGATTAGAAGGAAAAGCATTCCCGCGCTTTAATGAAAACATCCATGTAGTAGATCCAAAAGATATACCCACTTCTGGAACTCGATACTGCGCTTGTGATCCGGGTGGTACAAAAAATTGGTTCATAAAATGGTACATCATCGATGATATGGAAAGAGTGTGGCTTTATCGAGAATGGCCGGATCGAAAAACTTACGGTGAATGGGCTTTGCCTTCAGACAAGCCAGACGGCAAGCCCGGAAGCGCTCAAACTCCATTGGGTATGTCGATTTTATCATATAAAAAATTAATAAAAAAATTAGAAGGTGATGAAGATATATTTGAAAGAGTAATCGATCCACGGGGAGGTGGAGCAGAAGTTCCAAACGTAAAGCAGGGTCAATCAATCATTAGTATGATGGATGAAGAACAGCAAGATGGAGAAGGTAATGTTGTTGGCGAAAGTATTGTTTGGCACGCAGGGCCGGGAGGTGACATCGAGGATGGGATCACTGTTATAAATGATATGCTGGATTACGATGAAAGCGCTCCTGTTAGCGCAATGAATCATCCCAAGTTTTTTATTAGTAGTGAATGTGAGCAAAGCATTTATGCCTATGCTGAATACACTGGGTTAGATGGATTAAAGGGAGCGCTAAAAGATGTAATAGATCCTGATCGTTATTTGTTTAAACGAGGCATTTATTATATCGATGAAAATAATATGCAAGCAACTGGAGGGTTTCAGGAACCAAAAAGATTCGGATGAAAAAATATAAAAAATTTAGTCTCGCCCCTACTCACCAAGTCCCTTTCCTCAAGGGCGTAACCGTTAATGCAACAAACCAATGGGGCGGGGCTTATTTAAAATGAAATTTAACGATCTACCATTATTGTTGAAACCTATGATTGTAAGTCAAATCACGGGTTTAGATACGAAACAAATTAGAGCGCTTGGCGATTCGGATCAGTTGGAAGTTATAAGAATAAATAACGGCTATAGATATTATAGCCGGGAAAGTTTAAGGAGGTTTTTAAATGTCAAAGGAGAAGAACAAATCCCGAAGTGATGAATGTCCGATTTGTGGTCATTCAATAAAATTACGCAAAGCAGGGATTAAATGGGAAATGCAATGTGTTCGTTGCTCTGTAAGCGCACGCGGAGATAACGGAGATATAGTATTTCAAAATTGGGTAAGATTTAGAAAAGGAATGGAAAAAGTAAAAATAAACAAAAAATGACACTTGAAGAATATAAATTAAATAATGAAGTAAGAGACACTGATCTTCGCACCTTAATGGGTGATCCGCGTTTTAATGCGGTATTAGCGTTAATAAGTTCGTTAAAAGATGAAATGGTTATCTACACAACTAACCCTGCTAATGCACATGAACCTTACAGAAACACTCATAATTTAGGCAGTATTAGCGCTTTATTGGCCCTTGAAACTCAATTTATGTATATCAACAAACCAAAAGAAGAAGATGACGTTGCCTAATTCTAGGTGATTTAAGTCAATTTAAGGTCTTTCAGGTTCTTTAAGAACTAAACTTTTAGACAAACCCACCCTGAAACGTGTTATTACTAAATTTTAAAGGCTTTTCTGTGGTTAGCCAAAAAATAAACCCTGTTACCGACTTGCAAGGTTAAAAGCATGGAAACATTAGATAAACCAGTAGGCACACCGTCTGCCACAAATGACGCGGATAACATCACCTTGGAGGGCTTGGGTGCAATGTTAACAAATAGTCAAAGCGCTCAATCGGAAACTGTGGAGGCAGACGTAGAGCAAGCCGAAACAGACGTATCAGATACCGAAACGGAAGAATTACCGAAAGGTGATGAACTTAATGAGCCAGAGGAACTATCTGAGCCGGAAGAAACCGATGATCCTGAAGCGCAAGACGCTGATGACGAGGAGGAATCAACCGGGTTAGATGACAAGGCGCAGGAGTCAGTTAATAAGCGCATCGCGAAATTAACCGCTAAACGAAAACTTGCCGAAGAAAATTGGAAAGATGAAGTAAAGCGTTCAGATGAGTTAGAGGCGCAAAATCAAAAACTCCAAGATCAGATCAATAAACAGGGTACAGAACAACTGAAAGCAAGTGATCCACTTGCTGATGTAATGACCAAAAAAGAGTTAAAAGAGAAGATCAAGGAAAACCGTGATTGGCGATTGTGGGCTTTGCGAAATCCAAATGGAGGAGAAATGTCTTTTCCAGATGGTAAGACGCAAGTCTACGATGAAGATCAGGTAGAAGGTATTCTAAAGTATGCAGAGGATAATTTGAATGAACACATTCCTTCTCGTGAAAAGTGGATTGATCAAAATGCTCAAATGAGAGCAGTTGCTCGTCAACAATTTCCCGCCTGGAATGATTCTTCAGATCCTCTTTATGCAGAGTACCAACAGATTTTGCAGCAACTACCAGAGATAAAACGCTTTCCACATTATGAAGTTTTAGCGGGTGTGTTTCAGATGGGTTTAGGGATGTATAACAAGCAATTGGAAGCATCCCAAAACAAGACTTCTGCCAAACCAAAAGCACAAAAAGTACAATCATCTACTGAGCCAACAAAAGTAGCTACTCCTGCAAGCGCACCGCCACCAGCGGCAGCGGGCAAAGGTGCAGCTAAAATTGTTGATGCTGAGAAATACGTTGATGAATCCAATGGTAGCGCTGATGCGGTAATGCAATTGCTCAAGGCACGCCGCAATGCGGCATAAAAAAAAGGATAAAATACTATGGCATCAGCAAATAGTTATGCCTCGCCTAGCACTACTGGTGGTAACAGGGAAGATCTCCGAGATGTATTAACCATCTTGGAACCAGAACAAACTCCCGTTGTTTCCGCTATGCGTAAAGGGCCGGGGCCAAGAGGAACTTTTACAGAAGTTCTCGCAGACGAGTTGGCAGCACCATCAACAGATGGTCAGCCAGAAGGAAAAGACATTGGCACGTTTTCTAATAAAGCTGTCAAACGTCAAAGGTTCGGTAACTACATTCAAATTGCATCACGCGATTTTGGTGTTTCCGATGTGCAAATGTTAGTCGATACCGCTGCGGTATCCAATGAATACGATTACGCTAAAATGAAAACGCTTCGCGAAATGAAGCGCGACATCGAAGCAACAATCTGTTCTAGGAATGATCGTCAATCCGGTAACGGTACTGACGCTTGGAAAACTCGCGGGTTGTTTAACTGGACTGCTAGTGGTCGTGCTGCGGATTCTGGTGATACATTAGGTGGTGCGAGAACAGCTCCATCAGATATTCCAACTGAATACAGAACTCCAGAAGCTCAAGATATTAATGCTCAAGGTAGTTTGACTGAAGAAAGACTTAATGGAGTGTTGCAATCTCTTTACCAGACTCATTCAGCCAAAAAAACTTACATGGGTGTTTTTGGTCCTGAAGTAGTTGAGAAGATTGATAACTTCACACGTTTAGAAAGTGCGAGTGGTTATTCTCGTTACACAATAAACGATCAAGCAGTTAAAAAGACCATTAATTTGGAAGTTAAGATTTTTAACTCCAGTTTTGGTCGGGTGAATGTAATGCCGTCTGTGTT